CTTGACCCAAGTGGTGACGCGAGAAGAACGGCAACAAGATTTTGAACGTCTTAAAACAAAATCTCTCGTAATAATAAATGGCATATCAACTCCAGCCAGGTATGAAAGTAGTTAAAGATCACGCGGTCCCATCTGTATGTGCTACTGAAGAAGTTTTTTTGTATCCTCAGCCCAGTACTCTTAATTATGGTTCAAGTCGACCAAATACCATGTTATATGGTACGGCACCATACATGGCAGGTAAAGGTTCACCAGCACAATATATAGAAACGTCTGACAGACTTAGACCTCAATCTACATCTCAATTCAACAAACATTTGGTAAACACATATGAAAAAAATTTCCATCCACTTCAAAATGTTGAATGCAAAGTTCCACTTAGAACTCGTACATATGAACCAATGAGTACACGTGCAGAAACCCAAAATGGTTTATTTCAGCAAAGATACCTCAATAAAAATCTCAATAAGAAATAAGAATGGCTGATCCCGTTTCAATATTGGCTATAGCCGGTTTAGTTTATGCTGGTCGAAAATTGAGTCACACACAAGAAAAATATTCAGTAGAAGGTAATCCTATAGAAGAACCTGAAGTAACTTCCGATTTTTCGGAGAAAGAATTGACAATACAGAGTGAATATTCAGGTCCATTATCACCTTTGGTTGAAACTCCGATTAAATATAAAGAAGAGATTCCGTCATTTGGTGAAGTTGCACCACAAAAGAGATCTTCTGGTGGTGAAATACTTAATATGAGGAATAGGATGTACGATGCTGGTAGAATGAATAATCTTTCACCAATAGAGAAACAACTTGTTGGTCCAGGTTTGGGTGTTGATGCAAGTGTTCCAGCGTTTGGTGGACACCAACAATTGTTTCGTGTAAACCCCGAAAACGTTGGTGCATACAGATTGACAACTTTACCAGGTAGATCTGGTCCAGCATATGATTCTAAAGGTGGTAGACGTGGTATAATGGGCGAACTTGGAAATAATAGACCAGAAAAGACGGCTTTTCTTTATGGTAGACTCCCACCTGTGCCCGGTAGAGCTCAAGGCATGACCGGTAGAACACCAAGAGCTGAACATGAAAAAACCAAGCGAACTACTAATAGATCCGAAACGGGTTTAAGAACGGATACTTTGGGATACGCAAGTGCAAAACGAACTGTTTCTGCACTTACACGCGCGCAAGAACCAACGCGCAACAAGAAGGATGGTAATATAGAACATTATCAGTACAATAATCAGCCAGCGCCAGGTATATCAAGCTTTCACGGTGGTTATACTAACGCCCCTGCATCTAAAATCGGTGAAAAGCGAACATATGGTTCTACGCATACTGTTGAAGAATTGATGAAGTACGGGTTTAGACCGGATGATCGTCGTGGTAAACCAAACCGCGCAGCTGGTCCAGGACGTATGAATGTACGCGCCAATCCATTAAACCAAGGTGGTTTATTAACAAGTGTTCGTTCCGATACGTCTCGAATTGATGGTAGAATAAACTCAGCAAATGGTGCGTGGACACAACAATATAGGAATAATGATTATCACAAGTTTAATGCGTATAAGGGTAATATAAATCCAAATGCATCTAACACAAGTTTAGACACAGCAAAGCGACAGCTTTCGACTAACCCATTAGTTCATAGTCTTTCTTAAATACCATAAAATTGAGATATACACTCATTAAAATATTGTTCATATATTTTAATGAAGGTACATACCTTAGATATAGATAGTGGTGAACGTGATCCCAATGTGTATCCAAATCCAGGTGATTATGTAGTACATCTAAAAAACCCAATTTATGACGTATCTAAGATTTCGCTTATATCAGCACGAATACATAATAGTCAGTACCTTATACACAACAGGAATAACACATTTGATATAAATGGTACCACTGTATCAATACCGAATGGAAATTATGATGGTGATGATTTAATGCAGGCAGTTGTTACAGCATCTACTCATTTATCTAGCGGTGTTTATGATAAAGATACAAATGCTATAACTTTTACAGGTAATGCACCTTTTACATTTGAATTCTATGGGGGAACAAATGGGTATGCTTCTAATGTACAAGGGTATACAACACCTTACGATGTATTAGGTTTACCAGCAAGTAACGTTTCATCTACGACATTGTCACCATATGAACTCGAAACGGGTAGTATTAATTTACAAGGTGCAGATGCGATTATTGTTAAACTGAGTAGTGGTTCTGATGAATTTAATAAAACTGTATTTTCGGAAACACCGTTTTATACTGGACGTATACTTTTATGCGGGGATGTAATCAATTATTCGGGTGTAGATGATAAAATAGAACATAATTTTGATTCTGGAACACAAAAAACGATATCGAGTTTAAGGGTGCAATTTTATTATAGTAGCAATAACCGGTTAATACCATATGATTTTAGAAATGCAAATCATGTACTTAAATTAGCTATAACGTGTTCTACTGATAAAATGGAGAATGTTTCTAAAGTGGAACGAGACTTTTCTCTTCCACCACCTATGAGTATCCCCGAATTAGAGGATCCGCGTAGATGGGATGCGTTTATATCTATATTTATGGTAGTCGCAACCGGTTTATTTTTACTTTTAGTTATGCGTAAACCAAGGCTTATCGAGTAACCGCGAAGATTGGTTGGGCTGGTTTTTGTACGCGTGTAGAGACACGAGAGATGGCAACGTAAACCAAGATGGACAAGAGAGTGGTAAACAAGGCAGTGAGCGTGTAGTTCATGCCACCGTTTCTATTGACCTTAACAACTTGGTTAACCAACCATCTTACCAAGTCCATCCAGGACAAGGCAGCAGCAAAGGAAAAACCAGCAACGATAGCGTTAAGGGATTGTGATTCAAGTTCACGAGTGACGAGTGTGACAGTTTCGGCAGCAGACATTTTATATATACTATCCTGAGATTTTATTCTGGGAGTAATTCTTCTTCGACTAAAATTTTACTATAGTATTGTGGCTTCAAATACCCATTTAACATACCAATATTTATAGAATCCACTTCCAATTCTGAATCAGAATCAGAATCAGAATCATCATCTGTATCAGAAGTAGAACTTTCATCATCACATATTTTAAAATATTCAGAAGTCGTCGTCCATCCCTCTGGATCTGATGTGTTCATTACTATCTATAGTATTTTTTAACAGCTGTTCTGACGGATTTTTTGGTTCCCATGAACTCCAATTATCATACGCCATATTCATTTTAACAAATTTATATTCTCTTCCTGAATATCGCGTAAATGGAACTTCTTCTTCCTCTTCTTCAAATTCAACGTCTTCTTCGTCTTCGTCTTCGTTTTCGTCTTCTTCTATATCCGGAAAATAGGTTCCTATTTTTTTACCAACTTCATGCATTGCACAGTATTTCATGGCATATTCTAAATCCTCTGATAAAATCATATCTCTACCACACGCACACGCGTATTCCGCCGCAAGAATCATAGAACGTTCTAGTATAGGTTGTATAATATCAATAGCAGAATTCTGTACTTGTTCGATTAAATTTAATGTCGCGTCTTTTTCGAGTTGATTCATTATAAATTAAATAAAGTTTTAGCTATTCCGTTTTCCACGCGGAGTATATTATAACTTAGGCCTAAAACTCTAAGTTCTCTTTCTGCATCTGTATCAGGTGTTATTTTCATTTTTATTATTTGATCTTTAATTAAACTAAAATTAATTTGACCTGTTGGATACCATCTTTCGGGTTCGAGTGCGAAACTATACGAATAGTATCTTCTGAACAATTGTGTTCTCGTGTGATGTATACCACTTTGTATTGCACGTAAGTTTATTACATCACCTGTTTTTTCGTCTATGATTACTTTTTCATCAAGTTTTAGTTCCATGTTTTTTAAATGTTCAAAATTTATGTAATTACCATTATACAATTGAAATAATGAATCATAATCAAAATTAGTTACAAAATGACCACCTACAACCTTTCTTAATCTTTGTATGATGAAAAAAAGTTCTTTTATAGGATTTTTAAATTGGAGTCTATGAGTAACATCTATATAATTATCTATATTTGCATCTATTGGTATTATAGATTTACTTTCTTGTATTTGAGTTATAGTGTAATCTATTCTTTGATTACTTAATTTTTGTTTTTCTTCTTTATCCAACGAAACCATTTCAGTAGTTAGTTTCAGGTTTTTTATGAGTCCTTTCGTTTTTACGTAATCACCAAGGTAAAATATGCTATTCGCATTATATGGGTCGGTTGTGTCATACCCCCATACACAATCTTTCAAATCCCTGAGTTTTATTATTACTTCAACTTCCTGATTATGTATAGCACATAACGGTATAGCGAGTTCTGGGTTATTATAAAAGTAGAATGGTATATCAACAAAGTATTTAGTATCGGACGTCGCTAAACCCAAATACCCGGCTATTTGTACTGTAGCTACACTAGTTCCTGAAAGTTCGAGTGGTGGTTTACCAATGAGTTTTGATAAGTTATGCTGTTTTGTCTGTGTTATATAGTTATCGGAATATATAGCTAAGTAATCACTTGGTATTCTCTGGATAATTTCACCTCCTATTGTTAATTCTACATATTCGATTATTGCATGTCCTATAGATTCTACATACCCTATACCTTCTATATTATTTACTAAATTTTGTGGTATACTCGAAAGTTCCAGTTTCAAACTCACGGTTTTGAGAAGATCACCTTGATTTTGGGGAATGGTACACTTTATGGTACTTCCAAATTCAATTTCACCAATGACGTCGTGATCTACAAAGAACGGTGCAAAGTTTGTATGTTTTTGGAAATTCTTTATAAAATATGTATATTCTGGGTTATCTGTAAAAAAAGCGTCCTGTGGTCCAGATGTTTCTAATTGAACACGCCCAGCCATTACTAGTATAAGGTACTAAAATTTTAAACCACCAAGTCCGCTACTCACTCTTAAAACGTTATAATTCACTGCGTATGTATACACCGAATGTGCATAGTTTGTATTAGGTGATTCAAGTTCAATTTCAATTAAATTGTGTGCTATTCTACTCATATTTACCTGACCAGTTGGGTAATATGTTTCTGGTTTCATT